CATTTTCAAATAAATTATCTCCAAGAATATATCTTAATTTCTGAGGATTGGAAATATGAGCATATTCACCACCATACTGATTGTTAAATCCAGCAAATACTGAACCTTTTGCAGAGTCAACAGTTGTAGTTTCTTGTAAATTATAAGTCCATTCAAATACCGTAGGTTCAAAGGTTGCATTAGAACCAGCAGAGGTAAGATTGATCAACGTTGTTCCTTGAACGTAGTTTATACCACGATTAAGGATTTCAATATTTGTTACCCTACCAGCATTTTCACCATCAGTATCAATAGTTGCTTTTGCAATAGCACCAAAACCAACACCCTGAATAGTTACTTCTGGTGCTGTGGTGTATCCAGTACCAGCAGAAATAATAGCAATAGAGATAATTCTACCATTATTAACAATTGCTTGAGCAACAGCACCAGTACCAGAACTTAAAGTAACTGTAGGTTTAGTAGTATAAGAATCACCACCATTGGTAACTGCAATCGATTGAATAGGACCACGAACTGAAGCAGTTGCTGTAGCACCAGTTCCACCACCACCAACAACAGTAATACTTGGTTGAGAAGTATATCCACTACCACCATTGTTTACAAGGACACTAGAAACAACTCCTTTAGTAACAATAGCAGTCGCAGATGCACCAGATCCTCCACCACCAACAATTGATATCAATGGGGATGAAGTATATCCACTACCACCAGAATCTACAGCAATTTCTATAATAGATCCATTAACAGTTACAGAACCAGTTGCTCCTTCTCCTCCACCACCAGAAATGGTAATATTTGGAGGGGATGCAGCATCATAATCTTGACCAGAGTTAGTAATATTAATTGCTGTAACTGGACCAAAAGTTTTCTTAATACTAGATTTGTAAGACCAAACAGATGTACCATTAATCCAAGTTCCAATTGGACCTGGAATAATATCATCCTTAATAGAAATAGTTGAAGGATTTAATGGGAATCTATTTAATTTACGTTGGTTTCCAGGTAAAAGTGCCGATCCTGGAAAAGGACCAATCGTATAATTCGGAATACCAGTAGATGCAACATAAACATAATTATCATCAAAGAACGAGTTCTGAATATTTGTCGTATATGGTCCAATAGATCTAAATACAGCACTATTATCAGATTTACCTTTGTTAAGGTCAACAGATACAAGAATATTACCTTGAGGTGTAACTTCTGCTGTTTGTGGAAGTTGATATTGGAATACTGTAGTACTATCCCTAGAAGTTACTAAGAAAGTTCCATTATAGATGATTGGATTAGCACCATATACAGTAACCTGATCTCCAACCAATAAACCATGATTATTTGCACAGGTAACTGTCGCAAATCTATTATCGACACCACCAAAAGTAATACTATTAACAGTTAAGAGTTTTTTGACGTTGTATAACCAAGTATTAAGTTCTGGAGCCTGAGAACTACCACCAAGTTTAGATACAGAAAGTTTATCTCCTGCAAGATAGTAAGATCCAGTATCGGTCAAAACGGTTTGTTGAGCATCAACAATACCAACAACATTTAGAATAACTTCTTGTGCAGTTCCTTTATTAACATATACCTGAAGATTAGAAGTAATTTCAGTTGCAGAATCCCAATCTTCAACCGTGCCATTTACAGAACGAGTACACTCAATGAACTGGTTTAATGACTTTTCTTTATATTGAATAAGTTCTGTACCACCAATAATAAATTCACCATTTCTTTCTGGCCAACCAATTGTAGAGTCTACGGTAATAATACTATTAGTTGTATCAAGAGGTTCAGCAAGTTTTGTCTTATATGGAACTACAAAAGATCCATCAATAGTTTCTTCAGACAAAACAAGTTCAAATAACTCAACATCAGAAGTCTTGATAGAAATATAATTTTCTATCAAAGCACTTGCTGCCTTGATATTTGGATCTGCAATACTCTCATCCTGAGTTAAAAGACCGTCTTTAATATCTGTAGGATCACCACTAACAAGAGTTGCTCTAAGAATAGTATCGATAGACCAAGTTGCTGCAGATGGTTTGGTAATTTGATCTTTTGGATAAGAAACTGATACCTGTTCACCATATAGTAACTTGAATAAGTATGCGATACTAAATGAAGTTCCTTTTGTAGAATAGAAATCTTTTACAGATTTAATTGCATTTCTTACATCAATTTTAGTATAATCAAGTTCTGGAACATCAGGAAGGAATTGTTCAGTATACTTATCTAATAGTCTCTTAACAAAGAGAGCATCAAGACATTTAACTTCAGCATCTTCGGCAGCAACTGCTGCTGTAGTATTGTTTGAAAATACTGCATTTCCAGTTCCAGTATACTCAACAATACCACTAACTGCTCTTGCACAACCCTCAAATTTTGCTTTAGTATAGTTTTGTCCTTTTTTAGAAACTGAGAAACCAGTAACTTCATTTAATCCAATTTGTACAGAAGATGTTGCTTCTGGTGGATTTTGAATGATAACTTCAGGAGGATGATCAATAGAATATCCAGATCCAAAACTACCAATATTAATATCAGTAATTTTACCATTGAAAACACTAGCAGTTGCTGTTGCACCAGTTCCACCATCTTCTCTAGGGTCAATAATATAAACAGATGGTACATCATCATATCCACTACCACCATCTAACAATTCAACTGAAACTACCCTACCATCAGCATCAATAAGGGTTTGTAGAACCTGAGCACCAGTAGGATCGACAATTGCTACTCTAGGTACTGTTTCATACCCCTGTCCACCATTTACAATAGTAATTTCGGTAACTTTACCATCAGTAAGAGTTGCTGTTAAAGCAGCTGTTACAGGATCCTCTCCTGTTGGTTCATCAACATAAACTGTTGGTACAGTTGAATATCCCTGTCCACCATCTATTACTGCAATAGTTCCTGTAATAGATCCGTCTGTAAGTGTAGCTGTTCCAATTTTTGCTCCACCTGGTTGTTTGAATGTAACTCTAGGAACAAATGTATATCCACTACCAGAATTCTCAACTTCAAGAGATGAAACAGAACCATTAGTAACAGTTGCTTTTAACTGAGGTAATTCAGCACCAACATTAATTGGATTTTGTACAACAACAGTAGGAGGGTTTGTATCACTATATCCCTTTCCACCATCAAGTAAAACTGCGTTTTTAATACCATTTACAAGAGCACTTGCCGAAGCACCAAACCCTTCTGGATGGTTTACAGAAACTCTTGGAGGATGCGTATATTCGTATCCAGATCCAGTTTTACTACTACTAATACCTGTAAGTTCACCAGCATTATTAATACGTGCATATCCCACAGCACCAGCACCAAAAGTAGGAATAGGTGCCTCAATGGAATATAATGAAAGGATTCTTCCATTTAAGGGTGCTTCATTAAAGATGAATAAATCACCGTCAATAAAGAAATCTAATCCTGGTATAAGAAGTGTATTATCATAAACTGCTAAAATATATTCATCAGCAATAGGTTCATATTTAATACTTCCGCTTGTAAGTTTAAATTCTGTTTTATTATCTCCAAAAGTTGCGGAAATATCATCAATACTAATAATAGTATTCTCAATAAAACCACTTAAAAATGTGATATATGTATTGACATTATCATCTCCTGTAATCCTAGTTCTTGGAGCAGTTGTAAACACAATATCAGTGCCATCAACTGTATAATCAACATTAGGAATTAAAACCTCTCCATAAAGACTAACAATCAAATGTTGAGCAGATGGAGAACCAATTGGAGAAGATTGAGAAGTAAGAGGGAATCGAACTTGTACTCCATCAAATAAATCAATTATTTGAGCAAGTCCAGTCCACTTTAATTTTACTTGATCATAAGAAATACCAGGACTTAAGGCAATGTTTGGTGCTGCTGTACTTGATTCATAATAAATTACCTCATCACCAATTAAAATAGAACCATTAGAATCTAAAAAATTATCAACACTTTCAACAACGATTTCATCACTTTCTGCTGTAATTCCTTCTACTACCTTTGTAGTACCACCCAAAATATTAATATCCAGTTTGTCAATATCGAGATATTGCAAAAAGTTATTAATAATATTCTGACCCATCCCAGTTTTCTCTTGAGACCTATAATAGTACTCAATAAACTTATTGAACAATGGGTAGTCTGTCTTTAGAAACTCAGGAGCCTGAGAAGCAATGGACTGGGAAACTTTATTAATATTCATCTAACTTTAGAAGCAATCAGAATCGTTGATTGTACCAGCGTTGGTGATAGTTGGGATATCAAGGATAGCAGGTGTTACATTGAAATCCGTTGGTGTCAAACTATTTAGTGGGACTGTAGGAGGTACGACTGTTCCAACAGGAGCAACTGTAACTGCTGGATTGATTATATTAATAATAGTTCCAGGAGTTGTTGCAGGAATAGTTGAATTATTAGCAGGAATAAACTGAACTGGAATTTGAAGATCTATTGGTAATAGTGTAGAATCAAGAACATCACCAATTCCAGTTGTATCATCAGTGACTACTACTGCTCCAGCAAGGAAAGGTGCTGATCCAGCATTAATAACATTAACTGGACCAAAACAAATTTGACCAGTATCGTAATTTACTGTTCCTGCAGAATCACTGGTATAAATTTTACGAATACCAGTATTATAGAAGGTTCGTAAGTTTCCATAACCATCATCCTCAAACTGTTGGTCAACACCAGGTCTATCAGAAGTTCTAAATGTCCCAGATAGGATTACAGGTTCCTTTTTACAAGTTCCATCACCATCATCTTGACTAGGAGCACTATTATACAAATTACCTCCTGTAGCAACACAATATGTGTTTGTTGAGTTTGTATCTGGTTTAATATACTTTAAAATAGTTGTTTGAAGTGATGTATCCGTAACACATTTGTTAGCAAGTGTAATTGCCTTCTCAAGTTCTTGTGATCTAAAAGTTGAGTTGAAATTATTAATTTTTGTTTGTAATCCCCAATCACCAACTGCTTTACTGATATCAGTTTCAATTTCAGATGGATTTGATCCACAACCAGTATCAAATAAAGCAAATATTTTCACATTAATGTATACATCATCAGGATCCGTTACAACAGGATCGATAGATGCCATAGCATATGGTCTTAAATCAGCAGCAATTTGCTTCTTAGTTGCATCATTAAGATTTGAACCTGTTTTTGTTTTAATAACAACAAACACCTTTCCGTAAATAGGAGGATTTAAGGCATCTCCACCATATGCAACTACAGAATCTGCATTACTGTAAATATTCTTAGTAATAATTGCATAATCTTGTGCAGTTACTGCCCTATATTGTGCAGAGTAATATCTTGGTGCATTATACTTAATCGATTCAACACTCTCTGCAGTATCACCCTGTTGGGATTTTTGTTTAGTAACTAAGTTAACAGTTGCAGCAGGATACACCTTATCATTATTATCAATAATTCTTCCAACAAAACTAAAAGTAGAAACTTGGTTACCATCAGGACCTGATGTGACCAAATATTCAAGATCAACAACTTCTCCGTCTTTTACTGCTCTACCAACACTATCATCACCAAATCTTATCTCATACCTCATATCCTCGGTCTCAGACAAGAAATAAGAACGAGTTGTAGGTGTTACAGTAGCAACGGTCTCTGCACGACTATAGAGGTCATACTGAGTGGATGATTCGTTTGGTCTTACCTTTACAACTAATGTTGAAATATCAGCGTCCTCTGAAGGAACTTTATATGCTTGCTTTCCAAATGTATTAACAATATATGAGAAAGTGACCAAAGAACCCTCATAAACGGTAACTTTGTCAAATACAGCTGCACCTGTAGTTTGATTTACATTAACTGTAATATCATCCAAAATATTCCAAAGATATGCACCACCTGATGCTACAGCACCCTTTTTCAAAGTAACTGACGTTGGATATTCACCATTTACCATGTCAGTATCTAAATTCAGTTTTACACAAGATTTAGATGCACTAATAGATCTGGGAACATAATTTAATAACTTGGCAAGATTAACAACATTATCACGTATTGTAGCAGAAGGCAAAAATGCCTCATTCAATGCCATATTTGCATTAAAAGAGGTATAATACGTGTTATATGCTAATAGATCAATCAAATACGACAATGATGATCCGTCAAAATCATAATCAGTGAACTCAGTTCGAGTCCTTAAATATGACTTTATTGAAGATTTAACGTCTTCAAAATCTAATGCTGTTAAATTGTTTGGTTGCATTACTCTGGTCTCTGTAAAACAAATTCTATTGTTTCAACAATAGGTAAACCAACTATTCTATATTCAAGTGATACATTTAATTTATTTCCCTCAAGTATTGGAGTAACCTCTACCTTAGTAAGTGATACTCTTGGTTCATATTGATTGATTGTCGTCCTAATTTCTTCCGCAATGGTATCTGCAGTAAATGCATCCAACGGTTCAAATAAAAGTCTGCTTACTGACGAACCAACTAACGGTTGAAACGGTTTTTCTCCAGGAGAGGTCAAAATTATGTTTTTAACCGCTTGTTTAATGGAGTTATCATTATTTACGACAGAAAGATCGTCAGTAAAAGGATTTCTAGCAAAATTGACCGAAAAGTCCTTAAAACTTCTCGATCTTTTTAAAGTAGAACCACCTATTTTTTTTAAAGCCATCTCCCTATCAGGACTTTATACAATTATATTTATCGCCCTTGTCCACGATAACGCTTTTTTGCCCCATTTCTACTGGAAGCAGAGTATTTTGAGTGCTTTCCTCTTCCTTGTCTAGTCTTCTTCGGAATTGCCTCCACATAAGAGCCACCTAAAAGACTTTGTTTCATTTTTGCCATAA